TTTTTAGTATTGAAGAGGAAAGACTAAGTAGAAATAAATATGATGGCGGACCATTTGCTGCCATGATTAAAACAAAAGAATACACTGATAAAATAGATTACTTAGTAATATCACATACTCAAAGTTTGCAAGAAACTTGCGCTACAGTAGATTATACAGGTGATTTTGTATATAGTGGATTAGCCAGAAAATTAGGCCTAATCTCTAGTAAAGTCGACATTAGAAATCATCCACAAGTAATAGATTTTAGTCATCAGCATCATAAAATTCATGCCGCTGTTAGTTTTTATAGAAGTGGTTTTGATGAGTGTGTAGCTGTTATTGTAGATGGGGCGGGTAGTAGTGTACGAGCACAGCATCGAGATGAATCTATTTTACTTTGGGAAGTAGAGTCTATATTTGACTGTAGTTATCCTAATAATATTAAGACTGTTTATAAGCATTATGGATGTAGATCACCTATTATAAATAGTTATAATCCGCATGAAAACAGTGAGCGATTGCAGGAAACCGGTGAGCATGCAGTACTTATTAGTGGTCACGCAGGGATTACAAAAGTTTATGAGGCCGTAACCGAATATTGCGGGTTTAGTGCTATTGAAGCCGGCAAAACTATGGGATTATTTCCCTATGGAAACCCTAACGATAAAATACCAAACTTATTTACTAAAATAGGCGAATTTAATATCAGCGACAGAAATGTAGTAATACCTACATATCCAAATAGTGCTATAGTTAATAGTATACTATATAATGAACTTGATACTAAATTTGGGTTTGATGATGCTACAAAGCTTCAAAATCGTCGAGACTTGGCCTATAAAGTTCAACATGAAACGCAAGAACAAGTATTAAATCTTATACTTAAAGCAACAGAACTAACTGGTAAAAATAAAGTAGTATTAAGCGGTGGATATGGACTTAATTGCGTTGCTAACTATTACTATTTAACAAAGTTAAATGAGTTAGGTATTGAACTATATGTAGAGCCTATTAGTAACGACGGCGGAACAGCAATAGGTGTTGCTCTAATGTTCTATCATATGTTAGAAAACAGTTCAGAAAAACATCCACAAGAGATATACTTAGGACCACAATATAATTATTCTAGTACAGATATTACTGATATTGCTGAAAAGTATAACGCAAGTATTGAACAATGTGATCATAATAAAGTAGTACAACTATTATGTAATAAAAATATAGTTGCATTATTTCAAGGTCGTAGCGAGAATGGTCCACGAGCACTAGGCAATCGAAGCATATTATTTGACCCTAGATTTGAAGACGGCAAAGATTATGTTAATCAAGTAAAACGCAGAGAGTATTTTAGGCCTTTTGCAGGTTCTATTCTTGAAGAAGATGTGCATGAGTGGTTTGATCTACGTGGCATGAATTCTAGCCCTCATATGATGTATGCAGTAAATTGTCAATCTGGTGTGGCAGAAAAGATTCCTAGTATAATTCACGTTGATGGAACTTGCCGTATACAAACGGTAAACCGTAGTGAAAATGCAAACTACTACGACCTTATAAAATGTTTTAAGGATAAAACAGGAGTGCCCATAGTGTTTAATACAAGTTTTAATTTAGGTGGAGAACCATTAGTAGAAACACTAGATGATGCATTACGTACACTTGCAGAAAGTGACATAGAATATTTATATTTACCAGAATACGAAACACTATTAACAATTAAAAATGACACTGAAAGATCTAACTAGTGCTAAGCATAAGCTAGCAGAAGATCATAGATTTACAAAGTTACTATTAAGTGGCAAGATCTCCAAAGAGATCTATGCCACATTTTTAGCGAACCAAATATACGTCTATGAAGTTTTAGAAGGTTGTGCCAAACACATAATTAATGATATTGTAGATATTAATCGCAGCAGTAAGATTAAACAAGATTGGCAAGAATTAAAATGTGTAACTACTATACATAATTGTACTAGAGACTACTGCAGGTATATTCGAACACTAGATAATAACAAATTATTAGCGCATGTATACGTTAAGCATATGGGTGATATGTACGGTGGTCAAATTATTAAACGCTTGGTTCCAGGTAGTGGTACTATGTATGATTTTACGGACCGTCAAACAGCAATAAAGCAGCTTAGAGAAAAACTAGATATAACTATGGCTGATGAAGCCAATATAGCATTTGACTATGCACTACAACTACTTGATGCTATAGCAGATGAGTACAATATTTAACCGATTAAAACAACACGAAAAAGCTCTAGAGGAAGTATTATTTTCTAGAGCTTTTTTATCGCCTGTGCCAAACACCTATAGCTGGACAAATAAAATTTTTACTAGCTCTAGCGTTAGACGTGCTCACTTAGACTGTATAGATGCTACTCAAACAAAAAAGTTGTATATGATGCACCTATGTATTTTTCCACAAGTTAATCTATCCAGTCCAATCTATGGGTTTGATATAATTGCTGGACCTAACAAAGTAACAGGTGCTTTCCTAGATTTTAGCCCTGTTGTTATAGGGCATCCGCTAAGTATGTGGTATGCTAATTTTGTAAAAGATTTAACATGGTCTAAACCTAGGCAGTTGCCAGAATGGGCTCAACGTATATTTAGTAAGAATATGATAGCTGCTGGTAATATTAATACTATAGAAGAATTAGATGTTATACTAGACTTAAGTTTAATAATGCTAAATAAATATTTAGACTTAATGGGTAGTATAACCACTACAGAAGACTATACTAGTAACCAAAATTACTATTGCCAACAACAGAAATGCAATCCTCATACGCCTAGAGTTTTACAAAGTATAGGATTTGACCAGGAGATGGTGCATGACTTTATACATAACTGCTTATTTCCAGAAATTAATTAACAATTATCTGGAAATTTTATCAACATACTATATTGGTAAGTAATTTACCGAGGTACCTTCTATGAGTAAAGCAGCATTATTAGGCAGACTAGTTTCGGCCGGACAGCAGTTAGATGATGGTCAAGTAACCTTAAATGAAATACCTGGAGTGTTAGGGGCCTTTGACCCAACTGCAATATTTACTATAACAAATACTAGTGACTCTACAAGCCCAATTACTGGAGCTATTCAAGTTACTGGTGGTATTGGCATTGGAAAAAAATTATATGCTCATACTGGTATAAATGTTGGCACTGCTACAGGTGGTATAGGACAAAGTCAAATAACTAACCGTAGCGCTTTAGTGTACCCTAACGGAGCATACGTTTTAAAATTAGATAATCCTGATGCAACCAGCGTATATGCTTTACAGCTTACTAATAGCACTAATTCCGGAGCTGTTTGGTTAAAAGGCAACGAATTCATACTTACTAGTGGTGGTTCAGAGGTACTATTAGCTAGTCCATCAGTAGTTTCAGTAAAACAAACTACTGCTGCAACTTCCACAACTACAGGAGCTTTAGTTGTAGGTGGCGGACTTGGTGTTGCCGGAGCACTTTATGCTGGAAGCATACAAAATACTCCTATAGGTTCAACTACTGCAAACACGGGTGCTTTTACAACACTAACTTCAAGTAGTACCACAGAATCAACTAGTTCAACTAGTGGGGCCGTAATAATTGCTGGTGGTGTAGGTATTGCCAAAAAATTATATGTTGGCGGAACACTTAATGTTGGCGGCACTTTTAGTGGTGCACTTGGTTCTTTTACAAATTTATCTACTAGTGATACAACAGATTCTAGCAGTACTAGTACTGGTACTATAACAACTGCTGGTGGTGTAGGTATTGCTAAAAATTTATACGTAGGTGCACAGCTTAATGTAGCCGGTAATGTAACAGTTAGTGGTAATTTAACAGTTAGCGGAACAACTACAACTATAAATACTACTAATCTAAACATAGCCGATAATATTATAACGTTAAATAGTGATTTTACTGTTGGAACACCTAGCGAAAATGCTGGTATAGAAGTTTTACGAGGTATTAGTCCTAGTGTAAGCATACGCTGGAATGAAGACACAGACGTTTGGCAGTTTACAAATGATGGTACTAATTTTTATACTTTGCCAACTTCAGATATAAACACAACTTATAGTATTAGCTCCGAGACTACTACTGACGGCGTCCACTTAAGATTGACTGGCTCTGATTCAACTACAGATAATTTAAAATTTGCTAATGGTACCGGTATTACGTTAACAAGAACTGATGCAAATACTATTACAGTTACTAACGGTGGAGTAACAGGCATTACCGGTACTATAAATCAAATTACAGCAAGTGCATCGACTGGATCAGTTACGCTTAGTTTACCACAAAATATTGCTACTGGATCTAACCTACAGTTTAATTCACTAGGCATAGGTACTCCTGCCAGCGGTAATAGTGGGGAAATACGTACTACAGGCGATATTACTGCTTTTTATTCCGCATCAGATATTCGTGTAAAAGAAAATATTAGTAGTGTAAGTGGAGTATTAGATAAATTAAGTGAGTTAAATTTATATAGTTTTAATTACATAAATAAGCCAGATAGAAAAATGTTAGGGTTAATGGCACAAGAGCTAGTAAAAGATTTTCCTGAATTAGTATATGAAACAGCACCGCTTACCGAAATATCAGGCCTAGATAAAATATATGCTATTAATTACTCACTAGTATCTGCTATTTTGGTTCAGGCTATTAATGAATTAAATCAAAAATTAAATAGATTACTAGAGGACTAATTTATGTATTATTCTATTACTGGTAGTTATTTAACATACGCGTCTCCATCGCAAGTACAAAATCCTTGGACTAACATTAGCGTATCTGATATACGTAGTCAACTAGGTCAGACTGGTAGTATAAATTGGGGTGGAACAAAATTAGGTGTTTTACTAAAAGGTGGTGCGGCGGTTACAGATAATACTATTACAAATGTATCTTTAAATCAGGGATTACCTGGCAAGGGAACTGACTGGATTTATCCTGTTGCTGGAAATAGTTATACAGTTCTTGCTCCAAATGACCTACTGTCTTATTCTAATAGGGGTAGAGTAAATTATTTTCTTGGTAGTGGAATATTAACCATTCTATATTCTAGCACTCAACAAGGATATAGTGGTCTTAAGTACATAGGTTGGAATAGTGATCCTAATAATTTATTGGACGGAGATGCTGATTGGACCACTGACGTTCAAAGTGATATTCCTGATGGACAACAGTGGAATAGGAGGCTAAAACAGTATTATATAGCAACCAGCAAACAGTCAAAATTGCCACTAAAAATTTATCAAATACCTAGCGGTTGTAGTTCTGTTACTATTCAGGCTTGGGGCGGTGGTGGCGGTGCAGGAGGTAGTTGGTCTGATTCTTATGGTGGTTATGGGGGAGCCGGGGGATATGCTCAAACAACTCTAGTAGTAGGTAGCACAATTAATCCAGCCACTGGTAGAACCGTTAAAGTAGGTGACTTATTATATTGTTGGGTGGGCTTAGGTGGTGCTGGATCTTATGATTTATGGTATGGTGGTGTTGGAGGAATGGGTACAGCTGTTTGGCTATTACACGGCCCAACGTTTGGAGCCATAGGCTATCCAGCAGAAACCGGCAAAGGCGTTAAAGTAGATGGTGACTATTGGGGCATACTTAGAGAGTGGGTAGGAAAAAGTTATGCTGATAACAATTTTGTAACATATGAACCAAACTTAGGTTTTGAAGATTGTTTAGGTGGAAATGTTGGTCAGTCGTTTACTTCATTAGGCACGCAATTAACTAGTAATCCTAAGAATTTATGTGTTTTAATAGCTGGTGGAGGTGGTGGCGGCAGTGCTATTAATTGGAGCGGCGGATTACAAGCACCTAGCGGCGGTAGCGGCGGTAGCGACGGAGCTAGCGGTTTCTTTAGTGGAAGTGGTACTGGAGCAACTACTACTGCTCATGGCCAAGGTTTAATTACACCTAATACTAGTAGTGGTACTAGTGGCGGATATAATGGTTGTGAAGGCGCAGGTGTTTGGGGCTATAACGCTATGTACTGGGGTACCGGATGGTCAGAAACCGTTCGTAATGGAGCAGTTGATACACCAGAAGCTAGTTTAGCTGCCCTATATCCCAATGTTGCAGAAGCAATGAACGGATCCCAAACTTTTGGCATTTATGCTCAAGGTGGAGGCGGCGGCGGTGGAGCTTTTAAAGGTCAAGTCGGCCCAGCGGTACTACACGATGCCCAAAGTAATACTAGAAGCAGAGGAGGCGGTGGCGGAGCAAATAAAGTATATTTAGGTACTAATCAAGCTACTGTGGCTCAAGGAGTTACTAATACTCCATATAGTAGTGACGGTACACATGGTGTTGGTGGCAATCCAAGATACGTACAAAGTCCCACTAACTATTGGCGAGGTGGACCTGGTAGAGCTGGAAAAATTATTTTAACTTTTAATGCGTAAATACTATGAGCAATGAACAAATACCACAAACTGCTGGTCCACTAATATTAAATACGCCTAGCAGATGGGCCTATATAGATGAAAATAATCATGTTATAGAGGTTACCTACTTATCAGAATTTACGCTAAATGGTGTAACTTATCAGCAAAACATATTATTAAGTCCAGAAGCAGAACTAAAAGCATTAGGTTTATATAAAGTAGTAATAAATTTTCCTACTATTAGTAGTTTTCAATATGTAGTAAGTAATCCCGATATTGCTGCTGGAAACATAGATCATTCCGAAAAAACAATTAACATTATTTTTGCTGTTAATTCACATACTTGGCCACATATAAAAGAAATTATTAATAGTGAAGTGGCTAAAAAATTAGATGAATTTGCTAGAACACGAGGATATGATAATATTATATCATGTACATCATATTTTAATTCTACGAATTTAAGTTATAGACAAGAAGCAGAATATTGTATACAATTACGAGATCAAGTATGGGCAATTATTAACGATTGGATAAATAAAGTAGATAACTATGAGGTAGAAATGCCCAAATCTATGGAACAAATCTATAAAAAATTACCGGCTTTTAGTTGGCCAGAATAATGTTTATATTAAACTTTATACCTGATTGGTTCTTTCCATTAATAGCAACTATATCTGTTATACTATTTTTCTTAACTAGATTTTTTGCACAACTTATACCACAGGCTAAGGTTGTGCACTATACAACAATTCCAGTATTTGCACTAACAGTATTTTTCATGGGTGCGAATTGGAATAATAACCACTGGCAAGCTAAATTAGCTGAGGAAACTGCAAAGGCAGAACTAGCAGCCAAACAACAAGAGGCGGCTAATCAACAGCTTAAGCAAGAGCGTGAGTCTAAACTGCAAGAACTTAAGCTTTCAGCAGAACGAGAGCGCCAGCAAAATAAACGGTTTATTGAGGTGCTTAAATCAAAGGACGCCACAGTGCAAAACGTGTTAGCTACCCTTAGTAAAGCTGAGCAGGATAAATATGCTGCACTGGGTGAAAAAGATAAACTTGCGGCTAATAAAAAGCTAGAGGATGTACTAGCCAATGCTAAAAACTGTCCAACTGTGCCTGAGCTGTACATAGAAAAACTTAATAATACTGCTAGGGGTGCAAAGCAATGAGATTAGTAATATTAGCACTAGCCAGCACACTATTAGCCGGTTGCTTGCAAAGTTTTAAGGTTAACCCACCCTGGCCACAAATAGCGGATCCGGGTATGCTTAAGCCCTGTGATCAACTAAAGTTGGCTAATACACAGGATGTAAGCATGGCAGAGCTTGTAGACTTAATACAGCAAAATTACAACCTCTACCATGAATGTAAGTTAAATAATGATAGCTGGGTACGGTGGTATAATACTCACTGGAAAAAGGAGAAGTAATGGAACTAACACAAGATCAATTAAAACAAATCATTCCAAAGAACCAATATGTTAGTTACTGGTATACTGCCCTACAACAATTATTACCACAATATGAAATAAACACGCCCGATCGCATAGCAGCCTTTTTAGCGCAGTGTGCACACGAGTCGGGCGGTTTTGTGTTTATTAAGGAAAATTTAAACTACCGCTGGCAAAGCCTGCGTAAAGTTTTTCCTAAGTATTTTCCCACGGATGCATTGGCGCAGCAATATGAAAAAAAGCCTGAAAAGATTGCTAACCGTGTGTATGCTAACCGCATGGGTAATGGGCCGGAAGAATCGGGTGATGGCTACAAATTTTGTGGACGTGGATTGATACAGGTAACTGGTCGCGAAAACTATAGCTGGTTTGCCGCTAGCCTACAAATTAGCCCTGAAGAAGCGTCGGAGTACATGGAAACCTTTGAAGGTGCTGCACAAAGTGCTTGCTGGTTTTGGGAGTCAAACAATCTCAATCAGTGGGCTGATAAACAAGATATACTAACATTAACCAAACGTATCAATGGTGGTACAATTGGCTTAGAGGATCGCAAGAAACATTACGAACATTGTTTACATGTGCTAGCACATTAATACGCTCTTGTCAAGGAGACTAATATGCGTAAAATATTAGCCTTTTTAGTACTGCTCACAGCCACAAGTGTGTGGGCACAAAACACTAGTACACAGTCCACTACCAGCGGAACAACTACTAGCACTACAGACCTTATCAACCAAGGCAGCTATGATAGCAAAAGCCTTGTAGATACTAACAGTACTAGCAATAGTACAAGCAGCGTTACTACTAACAATGTTAGTACTAGCACCAGTACTAATACTAATCTTAGCACCGTTAATAGCACTAGTACTAATACAAATAATAATGTAAATACTAGTACTGCTACTAGTACTAGTATTAATACTAATAATAATGTACAAAGTGGCACAGTTACTAATAATAACAATAATGTTATGAGTGGAAGCGTAACCTACAACAATAATAATGTTAACAGCGGTACTCAAACATTTAATAACAATAACCTTAGCACGGCAACAAATAATAACAATAATGTAAATACTAGCACAAGTACAAGTACTAGTGTTAATACTAATAATAATATTAATAGTGGCACAATGACTTATAACAATAATAATGCTAGTACGTCTACTAATATTAATACTAACAACAATATTAATAGTGGTACACAAACATTTAATAATAACAATATTTCTACTAGCGTTAGTACCAACACTAATAATTCAACTAGCATAAATACCAATAACAATATTAATACTGGTACAATGACCTATAACAATAATAATCTAAGTACGTCCACAAGTGTAAACACTAATAACAATATTAATACTGGTACAATGACCTATAACAATAATAATAATAGTGCAAGTACATCAACGACTAATAATACAAATATGAATACTAATATTAGTACTAATTCTAGTGTTAATCAAAATACTTCGTTAAGTACAAATACTAATAACAATATTCAAACCGGTGATATGACCAATCGTAATATTAATACCAGTGTTAGCAATAGCTCAGCAACTAATGTTAATCAAAATACTAATACCAGTACTAGTGATAGTACTAATCGTAATATTCAAACTGGTGATATGACTAATCGTAACATTAATGACACTACTATTACACAAAAGGTTATCCAACCACCACCAACAGCAATTGCTCCAGCCATGATGAGTGGGGGTGGACAAGATCTTTGTACAACAGGCAGTAGCGGTGCTGTGCAAACACAAATAGTTGGTATGTCACTGGGTGGTACGCAACGTGATCTAAATTGCGAAAGACTAAAGCTTAGCAAAACACTATTTGATATGGGCATGAAGGTAGCTGCTGTGGCTACAATGTGTCAAGACAGACGAGTGTTTGAGGCTATGATGGCTGCTGGTACCCCCTGTCCATATGAAGGACAAATTGGTGAACGTGCCAAGGAATTATGGGCACAGAATCCTAACAAGATACCACAATATGATTATAGAACAGTAGCCGAAGTACCACAACCACACAAACCTATTAGTTGGTTTAGATGAAAGATAGGTTAGTTAATTGGAGCATATTATTAGCACTAATGATTATAGCTATAATACCTGGTTTTGTACAAAGCCAGGTAGTTAGCGGCAGCACAAATACTCCTAGTGGCTATAGTATTGATATGATTAGCGGCAACTTAATATCAAACGGATCGCTAACTAGCGGTACTGGTATTACAACAAATACTGGCAGTCCAACCTGGGCAGCATATCCTAGTCCACAAGGTTCATTTGGTCCAGACGGTTATACGTTTAGTTACCCTACTGAATCACTAGGCTGGGCCGGCGTCAGTCTTAGCAGCATTAATCATGGATATTTAAATAGCAGTGCTGTATTTGTTACAGGATTTAATTATGGAGTTACATATCGTTTTCCTTGTGCTAATAGTATAGGTACGAATTGCGATGGAACTAGTCAAACAGCAGCACCTGCTAATCCCACACAAGATAATTTACGAGTAGAAATAGGATATTATCCTGCAACAGGCAGTCCTACATTTATTACTCATCAGCTAGGGTTAAAAAATATAAATGATGGCAATAATTCCTATAATCCAACTTGGCAAACATTAGCACAAACATATACTTTTGCAGGAGCTAAACCCCTAAGCCAAGCTGGTGCAGTCAATATGGAAATTATTGGTAGCGACGCAGGTGGTTGGGCCTGTATAGGTATTGACTGTTATGGCCCACAAGTTAAAAATGCCTATCTCAGAGCAAACTATAGCGTAGATCCATGCATACTTAATCCAGCATACAATCCTAGCTGTCCAGGCTTTCAAAATGTCTTGCAGGGCAGTAAAAGTCCTGCTTTCTACTATAGTTATAACATTGCCCAATCACTACCACATATAGGTGGCGGTGTTATACTACACGGCTATGATTATGGATTTAATTGGTGGAACTATGGTGCTTGCTATAACACTTTCTTATTCTGGTGTACAGACTGGCGTACTGATGGCGGCGGTAATATAAACTTTAGAATAAGTGATAAAAATAATGCCACCATGTTACAACAACAATGGTATGTAGCCGGTAATAATAGTGGTGGAGGTTATAGTAATAGATACCTATTTACTGAGTCACGCAATAGCCTAGATATGGGTAATATACAATGGTGGACAGATAGTGTTTGGAATCACTTTGGTTGGTCGGGCTGGACTAGGCCTATATGGACTCCTGATCCTTGTTATACAAATGGATTGTATAGCCCTAACTGTACTAACTTCAAGGAAACACTAGCTAAAACTATTGAAGATATTAAACTACAGCAGGAAAAGATTGCTGCATTAACACCAACTATATCAAGCACAAGTACTACACCTGGTGGGTCGGTTACAATTACCGTTAGTGATGCCGCAACTACCAATCCAACTGTTGCTGTAACCACAACTACAGAGCAAAGTAGTAGAAGTGTTACTAGTACGCAGCTGCAAAACTCACAATCATTAGCTAGTAGTATTATAAGTCATAATGCTAGTGTTACTAATATGGCCGCTTCAGTTGCACAACGTGCAGTTAATGAGGCTAGTAGTGTGACTAGTGCATCTAGCCGAGAAGCTGAACAAGTTGCTGAAACTTTAACTAACTCAAGTATTGCTGCTAGTATAGACACTAAAGAATCTGATCAAGTAATAGCTGGATCTATAGCCGTTAATAGAACTGTTCAAACTAATGTTAATGCTCCGGCACCCGTCAGCATACAAACAACACAGCCGGCTAACACTCAGCAACGACAAGAACCACAGCAACAAACCAGCCAATTGGCAAGTATAACAGTAGAATCAGCAGCACAGCTACTAGTGCCAAATGCTACGTTTAAGTCTATAGATCTAGTTGTAAATTTACCACCAACTAATAATTCTGCTAGGTTTATTCAAGAACAACCAGAATTTAGTTTTAAGGCACAAGAACAAACACAGCCTGTAAGCATGCCATTAGTTGCAGCACAATCGCAAACTAGTTACACTGCCGCAACTACTACAACTAATTTACCACAACAATTACCAATTACCACTATAGACGTTGTTGCGCCAGTAGCCTATCAGCCAGCAATTAGTGCTGCTATAGAGATGGAACAGCCACAACAAACTAGAAATTTTACTACTGATCGTACTAATCCAATTAACGATATTATAGAAGGTAGATCGCAGTTGGCTGAACAGCAAACTGAGCAACCAGCAACATCATCGGTTAATCGCAGTGCACAAAACAATGAAGCGGCTGATGGTGTAGATATTAATAATCTAGCTGTTATCCCAGTAGGATTTGCTAGCTATAATATTGCACTAAAAGATGTAGCGTTTTATCAGCCTAAAGAAATTTATCGTAATCAACGTACCATAGACAACAGGCGTGCGCTGCAAAATTTACGCAGTGATCAACTACACCAACAGATGATTGATCAACAGTGGAGGTAACAATGTTAACTATTGAAAATCCACAAGCATTAGTACATGTAATACTATTTATTCTAGCTCTTTGGATAATAGCAGCCAGCACAGGTAAATCAGGAGATGGCAATGAGTGAAGAAAAAGTAAACTTAGATAAAAAAGTTGATGAGCTTGAAGCCGCAGCTAAAAAGTACGCTAGTAAAGATACTGTTATTAGCATCGGTGGTTATGATTTTACACCTGCCAAGCTAATGGTTGCTGCTACAATACTTAGCAGTGTATTAGGTGCACTATATGGTGCTTTTGAGGTCTACAAAGACTATATTGGTATGAAGAAAAAGATTGCTGAATATGTTAGTCCAGACTTTAGTGAGTTTGATAAAAGGCTGGCAGTTATAGAAGAAAACTCTACAAAAACTGCTAAAGCTGTGCAAGAAGGGTCGGATAAAACTGCTGAATATACCCGTGATATTAAAAATGATCTCAAGGGTGATATACGCCGACTAGAAAAGGTTGTTGAGGCCGTAGAGACCAGCAATAAAACACAGCAGCGGGAAATAGATAAAACTGTGCAGGAAATTAAAGTTGAGGTGCGTAGCATACAGCGAGCGGCTGATCAATCACTTAATAATGCTACCAAAGAAATGAATAAGATGAGTGCAGATAATGCTAAGGCTATTGCTGCAAACAATCGCGAAGTAGATGCTAAACTTAAGGCACTTGATAAGAAAATTAATGAGGACTTAAAGAAAGCATTAGATAACCCACTGGCTAACAAGTAAGGACTACTATGGCAGAAGAAGCAGAAAAGAAACCACTAACTCGTAGTGAAAAAGAAGCTAAGATCAAGGACAAAGCTGGTTTTGTTATTGTATTCTTAGCAGCACTGTTAGCTATCAATACAATGATTGGCGGATCTAATAGTAGCAAAATACAAAATAATACTATACAAGCTAACAACATGTGGGCCTGGTATCAAGCTAAAAACGTACGTGGTGTGTTATACGAAATTAGTGCTGCGGAAGCAAACAAGTCTGAGAATCGGGATAAGTTTTTAGCAGAAGCCAAGCGTATGAGTGATGATAAAAAAGACATCATGGAAAAAGCTAAACTACTAGAGCTGGAGCGTGATGAAGCTAAAAAGCGTAGTCCTTGGTTTACCTGGGGTGGAAGTATATTACAAATTAGTATTGTACTATTAACAGCAAGTATACTAGCAGCTAGCATGGCTATGTTTTATGTAAGTACCGTAGTTGGTGTAGCCGGTGCACTAATAGTTACGCAGGCACTATGGATGTGGTTGCCATGGTTAGGATAGCACTGCTAACTCTACTTTTAGCAAGTTGTAGTGATATGTACCGCTATCCTTGCCAAAACCCAGATAACTGGGAACATAAAGTTTGTAAGCGACCCTACTGCAGTGCAAATGGTACTTGCCCAGAAGACTTAACACCCTATGAAAAAGACCGTGTAACAAACGGTAATAAACCTGCAACCTCTATTCAAGCACCAAAGGATTGTAAATGATTAAAGACCTATGGGAAGGCCCACGCTATACCGAAGACGAGTTAATGGCTAGGCTGAAGTTTTTTATAGGTATGGTACTAGCACTAACACTATTTGGTATCGTATTTGTAGTTCTCTACAGCTTAATATTCGTAACACAGCCAATGAACGGTATTAGTCCTGTAGATAATAAGTTTTTTGAATTGATCATTCCTATTGCTACTTTTTTAACCGGTACTCTTAGTGGTATTATGTTAGCTAGTGGTGACAAGGAAGCTCAAAAAGCAGCCCTACAAGCTGCAAACAAAGGTTGGGATAAGCCACCAAGCCCACCACCTATGTCTACACCTACAGTTACCCTAGGTAACAACGGTAGTATAAGCATAGCACCATCAACTGGTGGCGGCCAAGTAACTGTTGGGTTCGGCGGCAAAGCTGCTCCACCACAACAACCATTTCCAGAACTATAATAGGAAACTATATGACAAAAGTTATACTAGCACTTGTAGCTTCAACATTTTTAGTACAATCAGCACTAGCAGCAGATCCAGTTAAAAAAGAAGAAAAAGCTCCTCCTGCTAAAGCAGAAGCTAAAAAGGACGAACCTGCTAAGAAAGAAGAAAAGGCCCCTGCTAAAAAGGAAGAAGTTAAAAAAGAAAAAGCTTGTATTGATAAAGTAAAAGATGGTAAACCTGTTATTGGCAAGGACGGCAAGCCAGAGCAAGTTTGTAAACAAGTTAAAGTACATGAAAAATTAGACGGACATAAAGTACCCGAAAAGAAATAACTTTAACTACTAGGAATATACATGGCCAAGAGCAGTGCTAAAAAATTACGCAGCGTACAACCTAATAATGTTGTTCCCCTGGAAATAGGCTTTGAAAATGTAAAACCATTAAATTATATTCAAGGCGAATATTTACGGGCCATTCATGAAAATAGTATAATCTTTGGTATAGGTAGCGCAGGCACTGGTAAAACCTATATTGCAGCAACATATGCGGCAGGTGAATTATTTCACCGCCGCATTAAAAAGATTATATTAACAAGACCTAATGTAGAAACTGGACGTGGACTTGGCTTCCTACCAGGTACACTAGAGGAAAAATACGCTCCATACCTAGAACCATTTGATCAAATCTTTAGCAATAGTCTAGGACGCGGATTCTACGAGTATGCACTAAATAAAAATCAAATAATACCTAAACCGCTGGGATTTATGCGTGGAACTACTTTTGATGATTGCATAGTATTACTCGACGAAGCACAAAACGCTACTAGGGATGAGATGAAAATGATCTTGTCACGCATTGGAAAAAACTGTAAAATAATAATTAGCGGAGATTATGAGCAAAGCGACATTCACAACAGCGGACTCCTAGACGCCAGTACCAGATTAGAACATATTGAAGGTATTGAAGTTGTTAGGTTTCGTGATGAAGATATTGTACGCAGCAAGCTATGTAAACAAATAATTTTAGCATATAAATAGGAGTATCGGCTATGGAAACTGTTACAGATGCCGTTGGTAAACTTTGGTTTTTAGGTGCTGGAGTGGTTGCCATAGCTGCCTACGCTGTTACTATTAAAGTAAGATTAGATTACTTAGAAAAGAACTATGATCGACAAATTACTGCGCTTTGGGATCAAGTTAATAAATTAATAAAAGACGTAAGAAATAATGGAAACTAAACTAGCTACAATAATTTGCAGTGATGTTATTGGCTACAGCACTCAAATGCAGCGTGATGAGGCTGGAACACTAGCTAAACTAGACGCCTGCAGAGCAGTTATTGATCCACTAATAAGTACGTATAAGGGCAGGTTATTTAATACAGGCGGAGATAGTGTACTCATTGAGTTTGCTAGTGCTGTTGATGCTGTGCGCTTTGCTACAGAAATGCAGCATAGAATACAAAAGCTAAATAACGGCTTACGCTGGCGTATAGGCATGCATGTAGGCGAAGTTTGGATTTACGGTACTAACCTAATGGGTGATGCTGTTAATCTGGCTGCACGTTGTGAAAGTCTAGCAGACTATGGTGGAGTTACTATGACTGATGCCGTATATAAACTAGTTAGTGCAAAAATAAAAGACCTTAAATTTATTAGTCGCGGTGTGCAGGAATTTAAAAACGTAGAGCCAATGGAAATCTGGAGTGTGGATATACCAGGTTGTGAGCCTAATCCGCACTTAAATAAGACAATTAAAAAACCTGTAACCAGTACAAAGAGTCATAATGAGTTAATAAGTGCTATAGTTAATGATCAAGCAGCTAGAAATCGTACACTAAACGACGCTATAACCTTTAAGCACGACGGCAGATATGATGCAGCTACGCGTGTATTAATGTGGCGAACCCATCGCGGTGATCAAAAGGCACTAGACGAACTAGTAAACCTACTACAAAAAGATGCTGTGCCTGAGCAACTTAAACCATATGTATACGCTGTTTTTAGAGAAATACATCAAAAGGTCGACAGCGACGTTGCACTAAAAATAGTAGAACTAGTAAAGTCAGACAGTCATAGTTTAGCTATGCAATTTTTACGACATGCTGCTAGAGTTAATGAAGCGGCAAGTCAAACGCTAGCAGTTATGGTTTTTGATGATCCACTAAGCAGCCAAAGTGAAATAGAAGCTGTTATAGGTGATCTTAGGGAAAGTGCTATGCAGCGCAAAGTACCGGCTATGTTAAGTTTAGCAAAATACTATCTACAAATTGGTGATAAGAAAAATGCTTTTCGTTGGCTGTACGCAGCCCGAGCACAGCACAATAGTGAAGCACAAAAGTTACTAGAAGAACTTAATAAAACAATAACTAAAAGTGACTTCAATAATTTTAAAACTGATGCGGACGCACTAGTTGATGAAATTAAGTTTATAGATGATAATCGTATGAGACAATAGGAGTAGTAATGGCTAAAACATATAAACCAACAAGTGGCATGGCCAGTGCCGCTAGGCGAGCATTAAAGTGGAAAAGCGAAGGAAAGGCTGGTGGCACACTTGTTGGCTTAGCTAGAGCTAATCAACTAAAAGATCGTGATCCGCTGAGTGCGAATGTAGTGCTAAGAATGTACAGCTTTTTTAGTCGCCATGAAGTAGATAAAAAAGCCACAGGATTTTATAGCGGCCAAGAAGGGTTTCCTAGTAAAGGTCGCGTAGCCTGGGATCTTTGGGGCGGCGACGGCGGCTATAGCTGGAGTAGTGCTAAGCGCAATCAAATTATGCGTGATCGTGAAGGTAAAGCACTGCAGTTAGTTAGGCTAGCACAAAAAGGCATTATAGCAAAACCACTGCGTATGGTAGCTGCACAGGTAATTGAAAACTATGCCAATGATAATATCAGCGAAGACCTAGAAGCATTTGGTCAGTTTATGTACCATGCCGAATTATTACGCAATGACCACCTAGATGTATACTTAATGGATCTACATCTAGTAGAGCAACCATATCGCGATATACTAATAGATATATTTAGCGAACTAGATAACATGGACGATGACCATACTATTGACGATGAAGATAGCAATCTAGATACACCCCTATAAAACAAAAAAGCCCGCTATAAGCGGGCTTTTTTGTTATTTAACAACTTCTAAATTTGGCTGAGCCGTGTCATTAAAATCGTCTTGTTCAGATTTATTTAATTTCTCTAGCTGATTATTAGCCTGTAACTGAATCTCTCTACTTAAAGGATTACATATTTTAGCAGGTAGTTCCTGCAAGCCTAGTAGAATATTATTTATTTGATTTACGTTTAATGTTAAGGTTAATTCTGTTTTTTCTGGATCAATCATTTTATTGGGCAAGCTCCTGTACTACAATCATCACCAACAATTTCGTCGAAACTATTAGCACTCTCTAAACTAACTGGTTTTAGGTCTTGTACATAATGTTTGAAAGTATACTCATCTACAACTTCTTGCGGTAGGTACAGATAGCCTAAATCTTTAGCTGTCTTAGTAGGATCAGTTCTATAAATAAAACTTACGCCTACATAACAATCCCAGTTACTTAATAACCAATCAATAATATCATTAACTTCGCTAATGTCGTAACTAATCGTTACACTAGTATTTTGCTGTGTCCAGCTGGTTTGCAGTAACTTATATCTATCAAGCTGGTGTACTGCACTTTCAAGATTTACTTCTTTACCGTTTTCTTTGTGGAAAGGCACATCTTTCCATTCGACTGGAAATGTTACTAGTACGCCTGTAGGATCTGTAGGGTGATTGATTACTTTATAACCTGCTTCGCGAAGTAGTGGAATCATAGGGTCATAGGTACTAAACTGTACATTGTTGAAAATGTACTTGCCTAGTGGCTTGTGAACACCTTCTGTACAATCCATGATCTTTGATAAGGTTCCACTAGGCTTAACACAAGTAACATTTTTAGGACGTGGCAATCCTAGTTCGTCAGCCATGCTAATAGCAGCACTGGTTGCCGTACGTTTCAGATATTCATAGTCATAGCTATTCATATCAGGACGCATTGCAATACCTGTTAAGCCAACCCCGCAGAGACGTAGGAAATAGTTGTTAAGGTGCCAAGCTTCTTGTAAGATCCCGTCTTTAAGGTTAACACAGGTTTGACGATAATTTGCCCTGGCAGCCAGTCTGATTGCATCGTGTAATCCAGCGGTGTCACCTTTAAACTTGGAGATGTCCGTTTCCGTAAGGTTACAGAAGGACTTGTTGCCCAATAAGATTTCGACACATGGATTTGCTCCTTTAAACCACGGAGCACGTCTAAGAGCTTCTTGTTCATTGATAAATCCTGGTTCACTACCTCCAGCCTCCTGCATAAGATTAAATATATGCTTTAGTTCGGTTCTGGTAGGTTTTTCCTTAAATACTAGGCTATTATTACTTTGCTGACGATGTTCACGACCATACAACCAAAAATCCTTTTTAGCTATTGCAAATTCTTCCCATTCCGGTTGACCATAGTCAAAAAGCGCGATTTCAGCGCTTCTACGACTGGACAAGATCGTTCCGAGATGATTAACAATGTCAAGAATATCCATCCTAGTGAGAAGGCTATCAGCCCTACCATTAAGTATGTTGGCAATTGCAACATAAGCTTTTGAGATAGCACTGTCACCGCTGCTAATCCATCCATATCCTTTTAACCTTTCCCCAGCAGGTCTGAGTTGACTAAAATCAAGCACAAGAGTATTAGCAGGGTACTTGCCAGCAAGGAGCTTGCCGATAGATTTAGCCCAAGCCTCGGCACTGTCTCCAACTTGTATTGTCCAGGTTTTTGTGTTTGCGTCCCAGGTTTCAACATTGTGTTCAAGTCCGCCCTTAGCTGTTCGTTGGCTTTTAACGACACGAATATCTTTGACGGGCTTTGAGAATCCATTTAATGTACCTACAATCGGTTTAAATCCTACACCACAACCCTGTAACAGTAGCCATAGGACATCTACTACATCATATACAGTTTCTACTTGCGTAAAGCTACAATTAAATTGACTGGCTTCACGTGTTTGAGCTACTGTTGTACCGCCTAGCCATAGAGTACGACCACTCATTAATACTTTGCGAGCAAGCATAAGCTGCTCTAGTTGATCTAATTCGTCAACTTCATTAAAATATAGTTGACGACCTACACTACGTTCCCACAACCAGTGCTGATGATCACGTACTCGTCTAACTGTTTGTGCCCACGTTTCAAACTGTTTACCATCATCGCTAGTGGGTCTGTTATACGTTCGTCTGGTAATAACTTGTGCTCTTGTACTTACTTCCATAATTGCTCCTATTTTCCTGTGCTACCAAATCCTCCAGTACCACGTTCTGTATCATTCCAGCTATCAACAAAATCGCATAAAATAACTGGCATGATAACCAGTTGAGCAATTCTATCTCCAACTTCTATTGTATATCTGTTTTCGCTGATATTTTTTAGTGCGATTTTTATATTTCCACGATAATCACTGTCAATAACGCCTACGCCATTAAGCACAATAATTCCGTTTTTGCCTTGTCCCGATCTGTTAAATACGAACCCGCCATAGCCCTGTGGAATTTTTACCGCCACACCAGTATCTAAAAGTTTTGTTTCCCCAGGATAGATTTCACACTTTTCAGTGCTGCGTAAGTCCGCGCCTGCATCTGTAGCATTAGCACGTTTTGGTAGGTATACAGGGTTATCTACACGACACTCTACTACTTGTTTAATTATTGCATCACGATTGTGATCATAAGTTTTGTTAATATTAAAAAATTGTATACTTTCTTTCATTTGATTGTTAGCTCTAAAATTTGATCAATTTCACTACAATTTTCCGGTCCAATGGCATCTTTACAATATGTACACAAATCCATTAGTTGATAATTTAGTTCTAATTGTTCTCGGTTTTGGTTGAGTGCTTCGATATACTTATAACGACCCTGTAAAGGAATACTGTTAATAATATCCCAGGTAGTACCATATTCTTCAACAAGTTGCTGAGCACGTTTAGGTCCAACACCAGGCACACCAGGGACATTATCGCCACTATCACCCATAAGACACTTAACCGATATATATTGCTCAGGTTCAAATGCGTAGTGATCGTTCCAATTTTCCCACGTAACTTCTTTTCTAGTAACATAGCTAAATCTTCCTACTCCTGGTTTGATTAGCAGATCCCAATCTTTATCACTACTCATTAGCCAAATCTGGTCTAGTGGCAGTCTACGCTTTTTACTTACAATATAGGCAGCAATATCATCTGCCTCAACTCCTTGAAATCGTAGCACTGGATAGTGTTCGCCAAGTAATTCTAGTGCTCTAGTAAAATCTTCAAAGAATAGTTCAAACTCTATGCGTTCTGCTTCAGTTTGTTGGTCGTATTTGTCTTTGCGATTTTGTTTGTATAGTGGATAAATAGCTTTGCGATAGCTGCTAGACCCTTGATCTGCGGCAATGATAACCCACTTAGCTTTATAACTCTTTTTTAGGCTTTCAACAGTGCGTAAGTAGTCCTCTGCAAAATCTCTAGCGCCGCTATGTTTATAGCGAAAAGCAAGATTAAGTGCATCGACTATCATTAATGCTTTTTCAGTTGTTTCAAATTGTGTAAAAGGTTTCATATCATTTTTTAGGGTGTAATCTATTATTATATCACCATTGACGTATAAAGTCAAGATATAAATTTGATCGTGCTTATGTTAAGCCAATCTTCTAGTAAGAATATGTAGAACTCGTAGTCATCTGCATTATACATTAACCAGCGACGTTCTAACAATGCATCATCATCAAATACTACAGTAGCCACAAACAATTTACTGCGATCGTGCTTGAATATAAGCAGCGGTAGTTTGTCTACTTGAGTAGCTTGACGCTGTGTTTGTTGCCACCACTCTATTAGCTGTGGCGTCTTATGTGTTAGCAACCCACTATTAATATGATCATCTGCATATCCTTTTACTTCCACGCAAAATCTGTTATTTTCACCAGGTACGTAGAGATCGCCCTTAAGCTGATGTTTAGGGTCCAGAGCACCTGACCCAGGTACTCGCTCCCAGTTTAGTCCAGTGTGCTTACGCAACATATCGCGCGCTACAGTTTCGGTGCGCGCTCCTTTAGCTCTGCTGTCTACCACTTTTTACCATTTCCTCAGCCTCACGTACTTGTTGTGCTATTTTATCCCAATCTATTTCATAGGGTTTAGCTGCTAGTTCAGCTTCTTCAATTTTTTCTACAACTCGCTCTTTAGTTTTGCGTCGTTTATTTAATACTTTTTCCCAATTTCTTGCGCGCATTAAACTATCCTTCAATACGAGATACATTACTACGTTTGATAACATTTATTTTCTCTAGTAGTGGATGTGTGAAGCCGTGACTAACTAAAAAGGTATTTAAGTGCTCTTCTTTAAGTAACACCTCTACTAACTTTTCTTTACCATCTACGTCTAGAGCTTCTACTGTTTCATCTAAGATTAGTAGATTAATACGGCTACTACTTAATGTTTGCATTAGTTTTCTAATTGCTAACAATGTAGCCACATTTACTCTAGCCTTTTCACCACCACTAAGAGCGTTAATATCAATGTCGCGACCGTTATCAGTAATCACAACATTAAGTTTATCGCTACTGTTTACCTTAAAACTAATTTGAAATCTACCATCACTGAGATCTACTAAGTACTTATTAGTAATATCCTCTAGGTCTTTGACTAAACATTCTATCTTGTAGGCAACTAGTCCAGTTGTACTAAAGGTTTTTGTGAGTACTTGTAAGATACTCATGCGCTCATTCATTATGCTAAGCTGAAAGCTATGCTCCTCTAGCTCACTGCTCATCTCTTGTAACTGTTGCTTGATAGCATCTATACGACTATTATGCTGCTGTGCGCGGCTATTATGCTCTTCAGCTAATTTGATACGTTGTTGAGTGTCTTGTAATTCTTTAGCTAATTGATTATATTGTGCTTGTAATTCATTTTTGTCTAGTACGCTACTAGGTAATGATCTATCTACTAAGAGCATTAGTTTTTCAACCTCTTGCTCTACGCGTTTAGCTTCTTTGTATTGTTTATCTTGCGCCTCAAGTTCACTAGCAACTACTAAGTTTGCCACTGCTTCCGCTCTAGCACTTTCAATCTCATGTGTTTTTACATGTACTAGCTCGCTTACTTTATTTTCATCAATTTTGCTAAAACAAGTAGGGCACACACCGTGTAAGTTATTTAATCGCTTGATAAATGCTTCGCCATCACGCACTGTTTTCATACACTCAGTTTGCTCTTGCTGTGCAGTTTTAAGTTTGTCCGGATCTATAGCCTGTACACCACTGATTAATTCCAGACTATCTAGCTGTTTAACATATGTATTATTTTGATTAATTTTACGATTAGTTTTGTCCACATTAGTTATTTCTAGCTCAAGTTGTGCTACTTGTTTGGTTAAGCTATCATCTAATGTTTCTATGCTGCGTAATTGACGCGGCGTTAGATCACTTTTTTCATATTTATCTAGCCAACCGTTGATAGCTGTAATCTTGCCTTGACACTCACTAATTTGCTTGCCAAGATCTATACTATGTTCCTTAAAAACTTCACCTGCACGAGTATACTTTGTTAGGTTTAAGATTTCTATAAGAAACCGCTTACGAGCAGTATCAGCACTTGTTAAAAACTCTAGGCTGCTAGCATTACTTTGATAAACAATCTGTGCAAAACTTTTATGATCTATGCCTATAATTTCTTCTACGATTTTGTAAGTTTGCGTAGCAGTATGTGCACTAATGTCTACACCATTTTTTAACAGTTTAACAGTTTGTTGTGTGCCACGAGTACACTTAATACTATATTCATTGCCGTCTCGTTCTAAATCTAATTCAATAGTATAGTTTTTATCCTTAATATATCTATTAAGTATATCGGCTTTTTTAATACCCTTGCTATTCTTATTAAATAATACTTCTTCTAGGATAAGTGCTACACTGCTCTTACCGTGTCCATTTTTACCAACTAATTGTGTTAATGGTGCTTTAACAAAGTTGATAACATTATTTGCACCATAACTAAAGCAATTACTCCAGCGCAGTTCCTTGATTGTTATCATATTTCCAAAACTTCTTTTTATTTAAAAACCCTAGTTGTTCTACTAGTAGTATTATCTCTTTTGCTTCATCGTAGAAATCTTTCCAACATTCTTGTCTACCACATCTACGCTCAGCAATTATTTTAGCGACATAAATCATATTAGGACTATAAAATTCAATCATTTATAACTAATCCTGTTCTATTTTATCTAAATTGTTTTGTACCTCAACTGCAGCACGTTCAATAATTTCTTCTGGTAGTGTCAATATATATCGTAAATATTCTCGTACTTCTTCAACCAGTGACATATCACCGTCTAGCATGAGTTGTACATCACTAGTACGCTTAATTACCTTGCGGTCAATTAAGTCATTGTCCTCTAGTTCGCCTAATTCTTGCAAGTCACCCTCAACTTGATAAATTGTATGGTGATAGTCGGTTGGCGGTTTAGGGTCATTTACACCTACAGTTTTACGAATAAGCTGTGGTAATTCTAGCTTTATCCAATTATGCTGTAGTGTATCTGTATCTAGTAAAATTACACCTGTGTCAACAGGATGGCGGTGAAAACTGGTAGTAACAGGGCTACCAGGATAAAGAATATTGAGTTGACAATTTTCATAGCTATGCAGGTCTCCGGCTAAGACAACATCCCAGCCACTAAAAATCTTTAAATCTACTTCAGGAGTAACATGTGGTGGAATAGCCCCACGGACATGTGTGCACAATACTTGCCCGCCTTCAGGCCATGGATTCTTTTGCTCAAATTCTTTTAGGCAATTGTATGGAACAAACTCAATACCATAGTCACTGTAAAATTCATCTACTACAATAACCTTGCGATTCATTTTATTAGTAACTTTAGCCAAGTTAGTCATAAAGGTTGTAGACTTTTTTACTGCTTCATGGTTACCGCTGTATATTATAGTGTCAATACTACAATGACCTATTAGGTCAAAATAAATCTCTAATTCTTCCATGCTAGGCAGCTTGTCGAATACGTCTCCACCTATAACAAATAAGTCGGCATTAGTTTGTTGCTCAGCTAATTGCTGCCACAATAAATTGTACCTATTTCTAGCCCAATCTTGTGGTACATTTTTCTGTCCTAGTTTTATATGTATATCTGCTGTAAATAGTACTTTCATTGTAGTCTCAAAAAGAATGGCCCAGTAACCGAAATTACTGGGCCCATTATTAACCTAACTCTTTGATAGCTTCAGCCTGACTTTCATCTAGATCATCACCATCGGTACTAGCTGTGGTGATTTTTTCTAGGAGGGCTTTAACTTCATCTGCTGTAGGTCTTGGAAACTTTTCATCAATGTTTTGTGCACTATCAGCTGCTGCTTTTTCGCTGTCACTAAGGGCACGAGGCTTGCAACGTAATACTTGTAGTGTGTATTCAACATTAAACGCAAGTGGGCCAGTTTTATTACGCTTAAATACTACATCCCAACCTGTATCATAATCTGTGGGGTCACCTAAATCTTCTGCTGCTGTAAGAATCTGTTCAAACAGTTTCTTTTTAAGATTAAGTGCCTTAACACGCCCATCTTTAGGGTCGATACAATTGATTGAGTAGCTCCAGCTGCATTTCAAATCTGGAAAATAGTCAGGTACATGATCTTTTTCTAGATTGTCAAACTTCTCTTTTTCACGGCTAAAGGCTAAGCACTCAATAGGAATATCCTTGTTGTTAGTACCTTTAGTCCAGTAAATATAACGTGGCAAAACTCCGCCAACTAGTCTAACAGTGTTTTCACCGTCTTTGTATTCATAGGTTTCTACTTTATTTGTAGCTGCTTTACCTTTAGTTTGTTTAAAGCTAAGTGCCATTTATTCCTCGTATTTGAAATATAGTTTGTTGTTGTCGATTGTTAGTAGCGGATTGTATTTTATTGCGTCAATTTTTAGGTCTGGATAGTAAGTTAAGTCTAAATATTTGTAACCTAAATCAATATATTGCTGATAACTTCTACGTGCCGCTAGTTGTATATACTGCGATTTAAATAATACGTCTGTGTTACGATCAAAGATAAGTTCTCCAGGATTAGTTAAATAACTCGAGCCAATTAGTCCGTGCTCAAAACCTTTATAGTATTGTTCAAATAATTGTACTAATTTTATAGGATCGTTTTTAGCCCGCTGCAATAGCTTATCAAGGCTAAATCGAAAACTTTTTCTTTGATTCATCATATATTATAACACAATAGACATACTACTACAAGTTAAAATTTCTATACCGATATAGTTTCCCAGCCCTTTTTCATATACAGGCCTAGCCTATCAGTATTCTGCTTTTTATCTGCCCAACCACTAAATTGAATATCTACTACTATTGGATCAGGTTTACCTGGATGTGGTCGCATTATTCGGCCAACAATTTGTTCTAGTAAACTGTCATTACTCATTGGTACTGCTAGGATAACGCAGCTGAGTATGTTGATTGAGATTCCTTCACTGAAGATTTGGCGGCTACCAGCAATGCACATTTTTGCTTTGCTGAGGATTTGTTCTTTAGCATATTGCCGCTCTTCAAAGCTGGTGTCGCCAGTAACCAACAAACACGTTTCTCCAACATATTCTTTTACTTTCTCCAAAAATTCAACACGATCGGCTACAACAAGCACACTATGTCCATGTTGTATATGATAAGTAGCAAGTGCACTGATATAACGTCTATAGTATTCACTTTGCGTTAGCTCATTAATCTTTTCTACCCAGGGAACATTATGCTTTAGTGCAATATTACTTTTTACTAGATGTACCAGTGGATTAATAGTATTAGCTTGTTCGGGCTTAAATACGGTAGTTCCAAAGTAATCTTGAAACAGCACATGCTTGCCATCTTTACGTTGCATAGTACCACTAAGTGCTAGCCTATACCTGCTGTGAAAGCTGTCTATAGTTTGACTAAAAGTTGTAGCAGGACAATGATGTGCTTCGTCTAAAATAATAGTACCGAACTCTTTATTTATCTTAGCTAAGTTTTTTACTATACTCTGCACATTGCCAACTACAATAAAGTGATCTTCTATGTCAAAATTACCGCCGCCTATAACACCAGGACTAATACCAAATAGCGCTTCAATCTCCTCATACCACTGATCACGTAGTGCTGTAGTATGAGTTACTACTAATGTTTTTTGTCCCCACTTACGTGCGATATGTAAGGCAGTAAATGTCTTGCCCCAGCCTACTAGTGCATTGATAAAGCAAGTATCTGTAACCTGATCGTATACTTCTTGCTGATCTGGTCGCAGTGCATATCTAGCTGTAGGAAACGGTACAGGATTAACTAAGCGTTTATCTACTACGTTATAGCCTTCTGGTATTAGATCAGTGCGACCCTGCGGCACACTAAGCATACCACCACTAAAGCTTTTATAGTTTTTAATGGTTTCTACACTAACAAACTTCTTTGACCCAGTATTTTTATGGATTTTATAAGTAAGTGTGTTCATAATAAATTTACTAGCAGCACTACCTGGATTGTCCATGTAGATTCTGTTGCTAATAATAGCTTTCACACTTTTCTCCAAGTTGGTTTAATTGGTTCACTGTAAAATCCATATAATAAGTTTCTGCCGCCATAAGTAAGTATGCCGGCGTATAGTTCGTCATCTTGTGGTACTTGTAGGCTTTTAAATCGCTCAGCCAGACCCTCAACCTCTAAAACACATCCAATGCCCTGCGCAGGGAAAACTTGTTTAAGCCTGTGTGTTTGCAGTTTGGCGCGTGTAGTTTTTTTATGTTGAAATAGTTGTCCATGGTTATCTATAAACCATGTAGTACTTTTTGCTAGTTTTATTACGTCTTGTAAGAAGTAGATAGCTGTACCTATAGGATACAAGCTATCACTTATTTGCAGTCTACGTAGCCCTAGTGTTGGCTTATCAATATTCTTATCGTCCACTACACGGTATTTATCACTATAGACAACAGTATCTTGGTCTACGTACTCTTTACGGTAGAATACTAGGCCACCTAACTGCTGTGGCTCACGTTCACCTAGTCTAAACACGGGCCAGACTATCTCCGTCAGTTGTATAGGTTTCCTCAAAATGTCCAAAGCTATAATCATCTCCAATGTCTTGATCTACACCAATAGGAAAGCCACTAATATTACAGCCCCAGTTATATTGCGTATTCCGCCTTAATATATCACAATACTGTTCTACGTACTCGGTCTTAACAAGTGCCACGATTGAGTCATGGACAAGCATGAAGATTCTTGCGTCAAGTCCGCGCTCGACAATTTCTCTAGCAGTTCCAATAGCTCCGAGTAGGTTAACGTCACTTGCCAGCGATTGGATTTCTGAATTAATGCCACTTCGTACTTCGTGGGCTGCGATTCCTTTGTCACTGCTGAATACGTTAGGAAGCCGTCTTTTTCGGCCAAAAAACGAGTAAGTATATCCATTCTGTTGAATAAAGTCCTTGCGAGTGTCTAACCACTGCTTTAGTTTCTTAAAAGTTGTAAAGTATTGTTTAATATCATCACGCGCACGATCTACTGGATAATGCTGACCTGTTGCTTTAGTAACTGTAACACTAACTTTATCTGCCCCACTACCATACAAGATACCAAAACTAATAGCCTTAGCACTTTGACGCATATCTGGATAAATTTTCTTTACGTCTTCAACCGGACATGGCAAGTCAAATACCATTTTAGCAATACTGCTGTGAAAGTCTCCGCCATCTGTAAATACCTTTTGCAGATTTTTATCGCCACTGAGTACAGCAGCATAGTACATTTCAGCAGTTCTTAAGTCTTGCGAAACGATTTTATAACCGTTTGGAGCTTTGATACAACCTTTGATAATAGGGTCGTCTCTTGGTATTTGTTGTGCATTAAACTTCCCACTGCTAGAAAGACGACCACTAGTGGTAAAGATAAGATTAAAATTAGTACGAATCCTATCATCCCTATCAAGCTCAGGAAGTATCTTGTGTATATATGTATTTTGGATTTTGGATAGTTTACGTACTTGTAGGATCGCTTTAGGAAGCTCATGTTCTTCACTTAATTGTTCAAGCACTTCTGCATCTGTGCTAATAGCGCCTGTGCCGGTCTTTTTACCAGTGGGTGTTAGGCCAACATAGTCAAATAGTATACTGCGTAGCTGCATAACACTATTAGGATTAAATTGCTTGCAGTTATGTATCTCAAACTGTTTTACTTCATCAAAAGTGTAAATATGCTGTTTAGCTTCTTCAATCTTAGTTGAGAGATATGTGTCTGCTAGTTGCATACGTTCACGACTAATAGGGATACCTACTTCTTCCATATCCATTAAGAATAGTGTACCTGGAATTAGGATTTCTGTATATACTTTATGCAAGTTACTATTCTTTTGTACAATAGGCCAGAACTTGTTGAATAGTTCTAGGGTAACCGCCGTATCTATACTAGCATATTCACTGATAATGTCAAAAGGTATTAAGTCGTAGGTAAAGTTCTCATTGAGTATACCATGTTGACGACAATACTCCCGCTTAAATTCATCCAGTTTAGCGTCATAGTCACCATAGTCTGTGTACTTTAATGCTAGGTCTTTTAGGCCGTGCCCGTCTGTTTCATCTAGGACATAGTGCATAACCATTGTGTCATGAACTCTAGTACGATCAAAGTCTAGATCTAGGTGATATTTGAGCATTTTATAGTCAAATTTCATATTATGAAATACTATAGTAAAACGACTACAAATTTCACGCAATAGTTCAAAAGTACTCTCGCCAAGACAATCACAGCTAATATATCGGCCATGATTAGGTTTGTAACTCATACTAATACCAAGCACATAACCATCTCTAGGATATAGGCCAGTTGTTTCTGTGTCTATGGCCACTACACCCTGTGCGTTATCTAATACTTCTTGAAAGAAGCTGCGTGCGTGTTCTTCATCATCAATACCACAAAAATCACCAGTTTTAACACCAGCAATTTCGCCACGGACATGTTTGTGTATTTTATCTAGTGCACGCTGGAAATCCGGCTTTCCCTCTGGCTTAAATGCAAGCATTGCAGGATTACTAATTGGTATAAACTTTTCGTTTACTAATTGACCAGCATAATTAGTTACGCTAGTAATCTTAGCATATTCTTTAGCTGCCTCAGCCCCTACCAAGATCACTAAGTCATAGAGATCGGTATCTAAATCAAGATCAACGTCCTTTTTTAGCAATTTAGTAATTGGCTTTGAACTCATGTGAAAGTGATCATAGTCAAACTCAAAATAATCACTATATCTTGTGCGATTAGGTGCTTTATCAATTACGGCAATTTTCATATTGTATATGCTTTCTTAGTTTAGTTGTATCTGCACATGTATAAACTTGATAACTATTTTTTAGTATTTCTGGCATAGGAATATATTTTATTTTTGCATCATATTGTTCAGCAATATTACTAGCAATAGACGAAAAAGTCGTAGCAGTTCCTGTGCCTATGTTCCAAATACCGGAATCAGCTACATTTAAAAATTTTAAATGTACATCAATAACATATTCTACAGGTACAAAATCTCTTGCAGGTTCTTGCTCGCATTTAAATAACGTAATAACTCCATTATTTATTGCTTGTGTTTTAAATGTATGATGTGGACTTGCATTTCCTATTTTATGATCTTGTCCGGTACCATATACGTTAAAGTATCTAAATCCTTGAACTGTTATGCTTTTATTTAAGTTTTTAACATATCGTTCAAATAAATATTTTGTCCACGCATAAGGAGTTCTTGGATCCACAGGTGAGTTTTCATTAAATTCTTTACCTAATCCATATACACTTGCACTACTAGAGTATTGTAGATTAACGTTGTACTTAATACATTCATGTAGTAACCAAACACTAAAATCATAATTTTGCAGCATTATCTTTTCAATGTTACGTTCTGTAGTAGAGCTATTTGCTCCCATATGAATTACCCAGTCATGCTCAGCAATATCTGGATACTGTTCACCCCATTCAAAGGTTGTAACATTATGATCTTTTAAGGCTTTTAACATGTGCGAGCCAATAAATCCTTTATATCCTGTCAATAAAATTTTCATTGAATATACTCTTTTATGCTGGTTACGTCTAACATATCTAATTCGCCAGGATCTACGCCCTCTGGTAGTTTCATAATCTCTACTATAAAGTCATCTTCTTCTAATGTTGGCTTAAGTTGTTTTGCTGCTTTTTCGCCTGCTTCATCGCCGTCAAATAAGATGTATATGTTTGTAACACCTTGTGCTTTAAACGGTAAGAGTTTTTGCTTTGTAGTATTTTGTAGTGTATTTGTGCCAAAACAGCAGACTGCATTTTTAACCCCCTTATCATATAGATTAAGCATATCAAAAATACCTTCTACTAGAACTATACTACGACTAGGTTGTTCTAAGTAACTCGGAAATAATGGTAGCTGTACGCCGCTAGGATAGTTAATATATCTAGGATTTACATTGCTTAATGTATGACGGCCTACAAACACCTTAATTTGATTTGTAACATCTCGTATGGGAAATACAATACGATCCTGTAGTTTTTCTACTTGATTAGTATAAAATGCATCAAAATGTTTAAGTGTTTGACTACTAATACCGCGAAAAGGCTTTGTCCAAGGAGTATGTCCTAGCGGTATATCTACTTCTCGTTTTGTAGATAACTCGTGTAGTTTCTTCTTGAGATTAGCGATTCTAAGTGGTACAGGATTAGTAAAAACCCCAAAATATTTAAAGATGTTAGTTTTAAAACCACAACTAAAACAATGGGCAGCGCCACTTACTCTGTCAATTCGAAAACTAGGGTTATTATCTTCATGTTCTGGATTCAAGCATTTAATTAAGTAGTCGCGTCCGCTTATACTGTAGGCTAAGCCGTTTTTTTGTAGTAATTCTAGGATTGGGTCACTCACTTATGCATCCCAAGGTAAGTCTGCACTAGCATCATCTTGTTTTAAGTTCTTTTTGCCAGCTTTTTTAATTGTTTCTTTTTCTTGCGGTTTATCTATACTTTGTGGACTAATTCTTAATGTTTCCCAATCGATCGGACTGGTAAATTTCATCTCTTTTCCGCCACGAATTTTAGTAGTTTCAAAACTAATAGCATTGCTACTCTTATCATGCGCTTCCATTACTAGTGCTATATCAGCGGCATCTAATATACCTTTAGCAAAGCGTGCTTCACCAGTTGCGTCAATTTGATAGGGACTTACTAAGACAACTTCATACTTTCTAGCTAAGTTCTTTAATTTCTTTGACACCTCAATTTGAGGCTTCCAGTCGTACATATCAGCGCCTTCAATAACAATTTGATTTAAATAGTCTACTACTACAACCTGCAACTTATCACCAAATTTAGCTTTTGCTTTGCCAATGTGTAGGTCAATACTGCTAATAGTTAAGTCTCTGTCATCAACAATAATCATTTGATTGTTTGGTTTTAGTTGATGATTTCGCACTAGCGCTTCCTCAAATTTAAATCTGTCACGATGACGTAAGAAGTCTAGTACTGTTTGATCAGCTTCCAAAAACATACCTGCTCTAGCTTTTACTACTTTTAGTACTTCGTCATCAGTTAATTTATTCTGCTTTAGTCGTTGTAGGTCTACGTTTGCTAATATGCTGAGATTTCGTTCCATGACTTCATATGCTGTCATTTCTATAGAGAAATATATTGAGCTATTCCCATTCTCATACTGATTAATAAAAATATTACTGCTAGTAATACTTTTACCGCTACCTCGCTTTCCGCCGATGAGTATGAGTTCTTGTCTAGCCACACCACCAAGAACAGCATCAAAAGTATTATTAAGTCCCAAATAAACACGTTCTTTATCCAAGTCGTCTGGGTGGCGGAATAACATCATATCAGCCATAGTAAATACTTTTTCACTGGTATGCGTCTTTTCCTCTATAGTCATAGCTATAGTAGATAGGTTTTCTTTTATTTCATTAGTGTCGTAAAGTGGCAGTTTATCTACAAATTTATCTAGTAGTTTTACAGTTTCGTTTTGTGTATATTGATCTATTAATGCATCTAGTGCAATTTCTGCACTAACATCTGGCACTTCCGTTAAGCGGAGAGTGGCTAACGTCTTAGACGCTGGACCCTCCCTTATGGTTAATGCTAAATCGTCAAAACTAGGTACACTGTGGTACTTTTCGTAATGTTTATTGATTGCACTGTAAAGAGAGCTGTACGCAGGGTCTAAAAATACTAGTTTGAGTCTAGCCCATAATTCTAGGTTTTGCTCTGCTAGTAGTTTATTTAAGACTACTGCACTTGTATCCAAATTAACCTACTTTCGATTCATTGTCTATGATAACTTGGTCTATAATTTCTGTTACTTTGTAAAGTACTTCTTCTCGTAATCGCTTAATATCTTGTTGATAGCTTGCGTCTCGTTCAAAAAGTAGACTAAGCTGTTCGTGTGTTACTAATTGCTGCAGGCCGAAGTATATATGATCGTAAGCCATTGTAGATTCTGGCATTACCTCAACTTGTGCTGTTCGGCCATAGTTGTCAGTAGCTAATTTTACTACTTCTTCTACTGTAAAACTCTGATTGTCGTGGTAAGTAATAGTTACTTTCATATTGGCCTAAAAGTAGAAAAGGCCGGGAGCATTTTACCTCTCCCGGCCTGGGTTTTTATTACTGTTTAAGCAGCTTTTGCTTCTGCTTTAGCACGCTTTGCAGCGCCATCGTAATCAGCAACTTTAATTCCACGACGTGTTAACAGGGTTTTAAGTCCACGCTCTGTTTTGTCAACAGCAGCTGCGATCTCTGCAACAGTCATCTGATGAATCTTAGCACCAAGTTGGTTAACAGGATCTACACTCTCTTTAGCATAGCTGTTCTTTTGTGCAGGAATCTTAGCGATTTGACCCTTGCGAGTAAGGCTAAGAGCTTTACCACGAACACTAGCAACAGTTTTGTTAAGTGCTGCGGCAATATCCTCAATAAACGAACCCTTTTCTGCCATTGCAATAAACTTAGCTTCTTCAGCATCAGTATATGTACGGGCAACCTCAACCTTTTCAGCAGGCTTAACACTGCCAGTTAATTCAAGTGCCAGTAATTTGCCTTGAATTTGTTTAGCAGTAAACTTGCCATCCATGAATTCTTCAGCGATTTGTTTATAGGTAAGCTCGCCTTGATTGTTAACTACAAACTCAGCAAGTTCAGCACCTTCATCTTCGGTAAATGCGCTAGTCTTTTCTTTGGCCATGCTAGCAACTTCTACTTCAAGTTGACGCAGTTTGCTAGCTACGCTACGTGCTGTAAATTCTGCACCAAGTGCTTCAGCAGCATGTTCAACGGTGGCAGCACTAACAGGGCGTTGGCTTCCAACAAGTTTCATAAGTTGGTCAACTGTAGCGTCTGACCATTTTTTGGCTTTTTCAGTCATTGATATGTTCTCTTAAAAAAGTATTTAAGTTTGTGATAATTTTAATGCCGAGTTGCTCGGCTTTTTTACGTTTTGTACTACTTTTATCTTCTTCGTCAACTAAATAATCCGTAGTTTTAGTTACTGATTCGCTTATTCTGAATCCGTGTTCTTGTAATTGCTTGTAGGCTTCGGCTTTGGTTTTATAAGAAGATAGTTTACCTGTAACACATACTACTGGGCCAGCGGTATTTGCTACAGACATTTCACTGCGAAATGAGAAGGGTAAAAACTCTCTAACTTCTGGAAAATCTAACGCAAGCCAGTTAAGAAGATTCTGTGTTACCTTCTCTCCTAGTCCGGCTTGTTTGCAAGTTTCTTGATTAATTTCATCTATGTGGCTAACAACACTAGCAATCTTTGTACTAGCTGTGTTACCTACTAGTGGAATACTAAAACTTGCTAACACTTGATTGAGTTTAGCGCTGCGACTACGGTCAATTTCTGCCAACAACTTTTCAGCTGTTTTTACACTGCCTAGTAGATCGCTAACTTCGTCTAGCTCTAGGTAGTACAGTTCAGTAATATCACCTAGACACAACTTTTCAATAGTCTTTGCGCCCATACCCTTGATGTTCATTGTTTTGCAAAAGTGTTCTACACGTTTGGTTAACTGAGCATCACAAGCCTGGTTGCGACAAAATAGTTGATCATTAACCAGTTCTAATTTGTAGCTGCAACAGGGGCAATGTGTGGGTATTTCAATCTTCATGTGTATTCTTCAACCTAAGATATAATTATACAGTATTAAGCAGTGTGTTACAAGCTAAAATTTTTGTTGCCTTGGCAGAGAAAATTTAGGCATCAACCTTGTGTAGTATGCAAGGTATGATTTCACCTGCCCTGGCAACTGCCACTGTGTCACCAATTTGTAGGTCTAGGGCTTCTATAAATCCAGGATTATTTAGTGTTGCTCTGCTAACTAAGGCATCACCAATTTTAACAGGCTCTAGGATTGCTACTGGTGTTACCTTACCGCTTTTACCTACTTGCCACTCTACACCCAACAATTTAGTTTCTACATGCTGTGCACGTTCTTTTCTGGCATATGCACCGCGCGGGTGCTTACTAGTGTAACCTAATTGATCGAATTGATGATTATTTTCTACTCTAACTACTATGCCGTCACTTGGATAAATTTTAGCAAGATCTGGTTCTAGTACAGTATTAAATCCATGATATTTTAGCACTGTCATATCATCGGACCAGTGTTTGCGTATACTTGGTGTTACCTGATAAGCAAAGAACTCTATTGCTCTAGTTTTAAATTCTCCTAAATCTTTAAGATTTAGGCTGCCAGCAGCATAGTTACGACTGTTCTCTACATGTAGAGGAGCCACAATTTCACCCGTAATTTGTATAGTGCCTGTTAGCTCAATATTAAGTGGTACTAACTTACCATGTTCATACATCTTATCCGTAATTAGCTGACCCTCAATACCGTCACCGCGAGTAAGTGCTTGAACCAGTATACCGTTGATATATAATAAGCTGATGGCCGCACCGTCTAGTTTAATACTAGTAGTAATGTCTAACCCTGCTAATGGATCTGGTTTGCCTTCATCTTCATAATGTTTTTGAAGGCTGTACATTTGATGTAAATGCCTGGCTTTACGCCCATGTATGGCTGCACCAATTTTATTATATCCGCAACTATCTGCTAGCTGATCAAAAACTTGATCGCCGATTATTGGAGTGCCTGCATAATAGGCCTGACTTGCTTGATCTAAGAATTTATGTAATTTGTTCATCTTAATATTATAGCAGTTTAGGGTAGGGCTGTCAAGTTACTTTTTAACTATCTCATCGTAGAAGTGTTTAATTACTAGTTCACCTTCAGCTTTGCTGCAAATATCTAAGAGTCCGTATAGTAGACTGTGTATATTTTCTATACTAGCCGGTATACTAACTCCTTCTCTAGAAGCTTGCCATTCACCTTCATAGGTAAGAAAATACTTACGTAATTGTATATAGGTAACATCTCTAAAGTCATTTACTACTAGCTTAACCTGAAAGCCTTTTTCGATATTTTCTTCGATTAAACGCTCGTATAAGATATTGCTGTCCATTACTTGCCGCAAATTAGCATAATATCTGTGGCACTATATCGTTCCTTCATGCCCAGTTCAATACAGCTTTGCTTTTGTGCATAACTACCAGCCATAGGTGCACCAATTATTAGTACAAACGCTACGACAAAGATTACTACTCCAATTGCGCCCTCTTTAAAGGTATTACTCATACCTGAACTCCAAGTTCTCGGATTGATTGTAAGCTGGCTAATTCATAAGCTGGCTGCCAGCAGTATTGACGCCATTTATCATCCATTAGCCACATGTGATAGATATACCCATGTTTAGGGTCGAGCTTTTCTTTATAAATTTTAGCCAGTGAGCCATACCTACTACTCCACACCACCTCATCTATCATAAACTTATCACGAGCAGCACCATCAGGAATAAGTTGTGGGTTAAAGTAAGTTTGGCCTGGCACTCGCAACGGTACGCTGTACTCCTCTAGTACCTGTTTGACAATTGTTACGCCACGATAAGTACTTTTAGTTATTGCATCAATAGTACTGCCACTAAGATATTCCTGTATAATAAATATCTTTTCATCCTTAGTAACAGCTTTGCCACGAAGCTTAGCGCGCTGCTCAGCAGTTCTACGCTGACGTTCCTTAAACTGTTCTAGGATTGTGCCAAGTCTAGTAGTGTTATAGGCCATACCAAGCATTTGGCAGGCATCTTTTTTAGTTATAGGCTTTTTACCTTCTTCTGTAGGTTCTAGCAATCTAATAACGCGACTAAGATTGCTGTCAGTCATACGCTCTTCTTCAAGCTCAGTTTTACGTTTTCTTGCCACACGATTCTCCAGAAGTAAAAGGCGGCACTAGGCCGCCAAGATTAAGCTGCTTTTAAGACACTAGCGAAATAAACTGCGGCTTTGCCTGTAAGTTTGCCAAGGATGTCATCGTCAATAGGACCTCCCTTAGCTTCAATGGCCGCTTTAAGAGCAGCAATCGAATCTTCTTTCGAGACTCGCTTACTACCTTCGCCTGACGCAGTTTTAGTTGTCTTAGTTGAACTGGAACTGGCGTCTTTCTTAACATATACTCCAGCTTGAACGAGCACCATACGTACGCCGTTTGGTGACATTTCAATGTCCTCGGCAATATCTTTGATGATCTCAGTTGAGCTTTCAGGAGTTGGGCCTGCCTGTTCATACATTTCAATAACTTTAGCTTTGAGTTCATCTGTCCACTGTGATTGAGTTGCCATAATATGTGTCCTTAGTGTATATTTGGATTTTGTTTAGGGTTAAGTGTTTCTATTAAATCGCGTTCTAGTAGTTTGTGATACATTGCTTCGTTACTAGCGACTAACATATATAATAAGCCGCTAGGAACTAAACTGTCAGGTAACTCGTCTAAACTTTTGTTATTTTCTACACATAGTTGTTCTAGTTTAGTACGAAGTTGAATACCGTGATTTACGGTTTCATGAATGTGTAGGCTGTCCCATATTCTAAATTTAGACATACTCTACTTGAACATCAGTCATACCCTCAGGCTTAAAACGCCTGTAGTTATGCTTGAGATCAAAATCCTGCAACAGTTGCATAGTTTCTTCGTGCTGTCGGCGACGAAGTGCACCCATAGTTTCAGTAAACTTAACAAACTCACTTTCGTCTAAGCCGGTAACATCCCAGCCTTCAACAAAACTGGTTGGTGTAACAAGTTCAATAACTGCACGTTTACTAACATCACCACCTTGCTTAGTGTACGTAAATTCAAGTAGTTTCATGGTTTGCCTTTTATCGTCAACAGAAATAATATTATACAGGGTTAAGCATTATAAGTCAAATGTAAAATTTTAGTCTTGTTTTAGGATTTCCGATCTTAGTGCTTGGCGAAATAGTTTTCCTTTTTCTTCACTAAAAATTGGTATAAATAGGCTAGGAGCTACTAGTATAGATATTACTATGTATACTACGTTACTAATAACTGGACTACGAGTAAATGTATTTTCTACTCCTAGTCGTCTGGCCTCATTGACTACGGGAACATAAAAGAATAACCAACAACATATACCTGTAGTTATTGCAAATACAAGGTATAGTGTTAGCCAGTCCATGTTGGGCGACCATACCTATCGTGCGCACGCGCACCAATTGTGAAGTCTACACGACTAGGTTGATTTACCTTAACGCCAGTCTTTGGCTTATTATATCCCGCCAGTGCTTCTAGTTGAATCTTATGATTGCTGTTAAACATATCGCGATTAACAAATCCTGCAAAGTCTTTGAATAGCTTAGCAATACGAATATTTCCAGGAGTCCACTGTGGGTCTTTTGGTGTAGCGCGTCTATACTTAATTGCATGTGTTGCCTGTTCAGCTACTCGATCATTGGGATGTTGTTTTAAGTGTTTAGCTAATTTACGTTTGCGATTTGTTTCCCAGACTTTATTGGACTTATACCGTGACCAGTAGTTTTGGTCACTTTTACTGCTAGTTTTGCCTTTGGCCATTTATACCTCAATGCAGTTAATTAATGATTCTTCAGTGTCCCACAACCAATCTTGTAGATCAACAACACTGTCAATTCCTTCCGGCACATGATCATAGTCTAGAAAGTTTAGCATTGCGTCTAGTGGACTATATGCAAATACTATTTCTAGGTCAATGCCAATATCTTGTGGATGTTCAAAAGCTACTACATATTTCTTATCTTGTTCCATAGTCCTTTCCTTGAATATCGAATAAATATTATAGCAAAATACAATCACAGTGTCAATATAATTTTTTTACAACAAAAAACCCAGCCTAAGCTGGGTTGTGTTGTTTGGTGCCCCCTGTGTGAGTCGAACACACCACCAACGGATTATGAGTCCGCTGCTCTAACCAAGCATGAGCTAAGGGGGCAATAAACTATCGGCTAGGTAGCTTGGTCTCCAGTGAAGTTGCCGTTCTGGAAACCAACAGTACCACCTTGTGCTTCTATTCTTGCATAAAGATCTTCTAGCGTGATTGGAGCAAAGTCTAGACACTCTACGCTGACATTGTAGTACCTTGGGTCAACGTCTCCGTTAAGTTTCACTCGGTTAGCGTGAAGATGTCCGTGAACATTACAACCAAACCTAGCAAGACTTTCGGGATGGATGGGCACGTGACTAAAGATAATACCGTTAAGCACGTGATATCCACGGATGTCATCGAAGTATTTAGAGTAATCTTCAAGTTTAAAGATATCGTGATTGCCTTTGATCAGTACCTTGCGTCCGTTGAGCCTGCCAAGTTGGCTGAGAAACTTTCTGTTGATTACAACATCACCAAGGTAATAAACTCGGTCGTTCCGGCCAACTCGTTCGTTGTTACGGGCGATCATAGCTTCGTCCATTTCCTCTGCACTGGCAAAGGGACGGAGAGGTGAGCCATCTTCACGCCGAAACACCGTACAGGTTTTCTCGTGTCCAAAGTGTTGATCTGACCAAATCCAAGTTGCTGACATTAAAACATCCTTTTATGCTTCGTCAGAAAGCGTTCTGCTACTACACGCCACCGCTGCTGTACGGGTACAGGAGCGTGACTACTTCTGTAGTGTAGCACAGAAAACACCTTGTGTAAATAGTTTCGGTTATTCCAAGCAAATCTGGGTAGCCAATTATACTGTCCACGTGGTGTCATATGCCGTAGCTGATATCGAACTAAGAAGTCCTGCGGACGGAATTTTTTAGTCTTGTTTGGGCCGTCCTCCCAGAGTCCTTCGTGTTTGAGTATGGTTCCGTCTAAGTCAATAAACCAAGTATGTGCTAATGTTGAAAGTTCAAATGGTATCATTTGTTAAAATAGAGTTTAAATAAATTGTCAATTAAAACCATACAACTTATCCAAACCCATAGTGTGTTAAACCCAACTAGTGTTGGTAGTAATTTTTTATTGCTAGCCCAAATTAAAGTAAGACTGGTGACAAGTGTAAAGAAAAATAACCACCAAACTTGAATACCAAATATAAGACCTGGTACAATTATTACTGCCTTGGTTATCCAACTAACGAACTCGACTATATTGTAGTTTGTCCAATATTTACGGTTGAACCACATATGGTAACACTTAAGTATATTAGTCCATCCTGTTAAGGAATACACAATACCTGACAGTAGTGCCCAACTAATAGTTGCTATAATTATCTGTTCTATTGTCATAAAATTGGTGCCCCCTCGTGGAGTCGAACCACGCACCAACGGATTATGAGTCCGCTGCTCTAACCAAGCATGAGCTAAAGGGGCATGGTACTCAATAACAGATTCGAACTGCTGACCCTGGCCGTGTAAAGGCCACGCTCTACCACTGAGCTAATTGAGTATCTATTTAAACCATTATTTTGCTTACTGCAACTATTACACTACTAATACGGCCAATATCTCGCAATTGTTCTACACTATAGCCAGCTTTGCGTAGTGTATCATAGTGTGCTTTTACACAAAATTCGCATTTACCTACTATACTAGCTGCTAAACTATAGGCCTCAAATTTATCTTTAGTAGTTCCGGCATGGGTACTAATAGCGTTCATACGTAGTTGAGCAGGTAAGTTTTTTAGCTGAATATCTTTGCTCATTTCTATATATGGATACCAAACATTATTCATAGCCATGAGACTAGCTGCTGTAATAGCTGCTTCAGCCTCTTTACTATCCGTCATCTCACTATGAATCCAAGTCCACATTTTATGTTGTCCAGTTGCAAAAGCTGCAGCCAGTGCTACATACTCTGCTGTTTCTCCTAGTATACTACGTTTAATAGTAGTATCTAAATTTAGCTTAATATCCTTGGCATAGTCTGGAATTTCTTTTTTAAGGTCGTCTACCCACTGCATTAGAGTGTACTTCCACCTACTGTGCGATTGCAAGCACAAAGTTCACCAGTTTGTAGTGCATCTAAGATACGCAGTGTTTCTTCTGGGCTGCGACCAACATTAAGGTTATTTACTGTAACATGCTGAATAACATTATCAGGATCAACAATAAATGTAGCACGCAGTGCTGCACCTGCTGGCACATAAAACACACCTAGCTGTTCAATTAAGCTAAGGTTTTTAAATCCAATGCCAAATGCATCTTCTTCTGACCACTCATTGCTTCTACGCTGTGTATCAGCAAATTGAATGTGTTTGATCTTAGCCAAGTCCTCATGACTACGCTGCCAAGCAAGTTTGCAAAATTCGTTGTCTGTGCTGCCTGTTAAGAGTACAGCGTCACGATCCGCAAAATCGTCAAAGAGTTTGTCGTATGCTACGATTTCTGTGGGGCATACAAACGTAAAATCTTTGGGGTAATATACAATTATCTTCCACTTACCTGGAAAGCTAGTTTCAGTAATATCAAAAAATTGATCACTGCCTGGGTTAATGCCAGTTACTGAGAATGGTTTTAATTTATCGCCTACTGTTTTCATAATATCCTTGTGTTGTGTGGAGCGGCAAATCGGAGTCGAACCGACAACATCCTGCTTGGAAGGCAGGTGCTCTACCAATTGAGCTATTGCCGCGTGGAGCGGGTGATGGGACTCGAACCCACGACATCAACCTTGGCAAGGTTGCACTCTATCAGCTGAGTTACGCCCGCACTCTAATTAATTCTACTTTAATAAATTTGTAGTTATCCAAGTACCAACGAAGATACAGTTTAGGGTCTGTTAGTTTAATATATTCTAAACTATTAGTCAGCCCAGTTTTCATCGTTTTCATCGTCTTCTGTTTCTTCGCTTTTGTCTGCATAATCGCTCATTATAACAAGACTAACACCAGTGTGACTGGCAAGCTCTTCAACTAGAGCTGCAATTTTATGTAGCAGATCAACGTGATCGTAATGATCGTCTCCATCACACTCAAAACTAACACTCATACCTGCATGTTTAAACTCTAGTTCCATATTTATCCTTTAGTTGTGTTGTGTGGCGGTTGTTGGCTAATAAGGTCAACCGCCTAAACCCCAGCCTAGCTTATGCTGCTAAGGCAAATACCTCATCGTTGGCATTTATTCTATTCGCTTCTATGGCCAGCTAGTGCTAACCCTACGGCTTCTGCATTGCCGAGTTGTCCAC